GCTTATAAAACTGCATTTTGGAATGCGATGAGAAAGAAAAATTATCTTGATATTCAAAATGCTCTTCAGGTTGGAACAGATACAGAAGGCGGTTATTTAGTTCCCGATGAATATGAAAGAACTTTGGTGGAAGCGTTGGAAGAGGAGAACTTTTTCCGTAGTCTGGCAACCGTGATTCAGACCTCCAGCGGAGATCGTAAAATTCCTATCGTGGCATCCAAAGGAGAAGCAAAGTGGATTGATGAAGAAGCGGCATATCCAGAATCTGATGACAGCTTTGGACAGATTTCCATTAGTGCATATAAGGTTGCGACCATGATTAAAGTTTCGGATGAGTTGTTAAACGATAACGTGTTTAATTTGGAAGCCTATATTTCTAAAGAATTCGGACGAAGAATCGGAACGAAGGAAGAAGAAGCATTTTTTACTGGAGATTGCAAGTGAAAACCGACAGGAATCTTTAATGCTACAGGCGGAGCTTCTGATGGAGTCACGACCGCAGGCGCAAGCATTACGTTTGACGATGTTATGGATTTATTTTATTCTCTGCGATCCCCATATCGTAAAAAAGCGGTATGGATGCTCAATGACAGCACCGTAAAAGCGTTGCGTAAATTAAAAGATGGGAACGGGAATTATATTTGGCAACCGTCCGTGCAGGCGGGAGTGCCGGACATGATTTTGAACCGCCCATATTTTACGTCTTCATTTATACCGGAAATTGCAGCCTGACAGAAGATCATGGCATTTGGAGATTTTTACTATTACTGGATCGCGGACAGGCAGGGACGTTCCTTTAAACGTCTGAATGAGTTATTTGCGGCAACCGGACAGGTTGGTTTCCTTGCGAGCCAGAGGGTAGACGGAAAATTAATTCTTCCAGAAGCAGTAAAAACAATGAAACTGAAAGAAACGAGATAAGAAGGAGGGGTGTCTGCATGCTGATTACACTAGAAGAAGCAAAAGAATATTTGAAGGTGGAATATGAGGATGAAGACACCCTGATTCAAACGCTGATCGATTCTTCCGAAATACTGTGTAGAGATATTATACGGCGTGATATTCTGCCAGAGAATGCTGCCGTAAAAACTGCTGTATTATATGCGGTGGGTGTGATGTTTGAAAACCGTGGCACGAATGAAGAAACGGAAAAAATGATTCCTACATTGAAAAATATTCTTTCTTCCAATCGTGAGGAGGTGTTCTGATGGATATTGGTTCAATGCGACAACGGATTATTCTTCAAAAGCATATATTACACACAGACGAAATCGGAAACCATCAGTCCCAGTGGGAGAAATTTTATTCATGTTTTGCTTATGTAAATCTTGCGTCTGGAAAAGAAAATGTTACGGATATAGAAACGCTATCGGAAGATACATTGGTGTTTATATTACGCTGGTGTGAAAAATTGAGAGAAATCAATAAAAAACAATATCGGATTTTGTTTGAAAATGGGGTTTATAACATCATTTGTGTGGATGATGTGCAGTTTACGCATAAAAAATTAAAACTGACAGCAGTTCGGGAGATACGAGGTGGAAAGAATGAGCAGACGGGTGACATCTAATCAATTGGCATCAGAGATCATGAATGCTTTGAAAGAGTACAAAGAAGTGACAGATGATGTTGTAAAGCAGGCGGTCAATACAGTTTCTGAAGAAACAAAGAAAATGGTACAATCTGCTTCCCCCACAGATAGTGGTGGGTACAAGAAAGGGTGGACTGCGAAAAAGATGAAAGATTCTGCAAGTAAAACAGAGGTTGTCGTTTATAATCGCAGCAAACCCGGACTAACTCATTTATTGGAGAAAGGCCATGCAAAGCGAGGAGGGGGTAGGGTAGAAGCAAAAGTGCATATTGCACCAGCGGAATCCTATGCTATATCACAGCTTGAAGATAAGATTGTAAAAGGGTTGAAATGATGGAACTAAAAAATATTATGAAGTTATTAGGTGGTCTTGGAATTCCTATCGCATATCATCACTTTGCAGAAGGAGAATCTCCAGAACCGCCATTTTTAATTTATTTGACTCCGGGAAGCCATAATTTCTCCGCAGATGGAATGGTGTACTTTAAGGTAAAGCAATTAGATGTGGAATTATACACAGATAAAAAAGATCTTGCACTTGAAGAAGAATTGGAGAAGATTTTGGATGCACAGGGGATTTTCTATAACAAGACAGAAATATATATCAAATCAGAGAAATTGTATGAAGTGTTGTACGAATTGGAGGTATAGCAATGGGAAATAAGGTAAAGTTTAATTTGAAAAATGTTCATGCGGCAAAGCTGACAGAAAAGGAAGAAGGGGGAAGTACAAAATTTGAATATGGTGTGCCAAAGGCTATTCCGGGAGCTGTTAGTATCAGTCTGGACGCAGAAGGAGAATCTAGTCCGTTTTATGCGGATGGAATCGTATATTTCCGTTCTGTGACAAACAATGGTTATAGCGGAGATTTAGAAATGGCGCTGATTCCAGAATGGTTTAGAACAGAAATTTTACAGGAAAAGCTGGATGCAAAGGGAGTGTTGGTAGAGAATAGTTCCGTTGCAGAAAGTGTAAAATTTGCCCTGTTATTTGAATTTGATGGGGATATTAATGCAATCAGGCATGTCCTTTATAATTGTAGTGCGTCACGACCATCTATTGAATCTGAAACAAAAGAAGATACAATTGAACCGGGAACGGAAACATTGTCTATCACGGCAGATCCACGGTCTGACGGATTGGTAAAAGCGAGAACAGGAGATACTACGGATGAGACGACCTATAAGGAATGGTACAAAACTGTGTACACACCAACGGAAGAAGGAGGCGGAATGGCATGATTAAAAGAGAAATAGAAATCTGTGGGAAAAAGATCCCTTTTCGTTCTTCAGCAACAATTCCCCGATTATACAGGGCAAAATTCAAAAGAGATATTTTTAAAGATTTGAGCAAACTGGAAAAATCGTATGTTGGAACACAAAAAGATGGTGCGGAATTTCAGATTGATGATCTGGAAATTTTTGAAAATGTGGCGTATATCATGGCATACCATGCGGATAACAGTATACCTTCTACGATAGAAGAATGGCTCGACCAGTTTGATATGTTTTCTATTTATGAGGTGCTGCCACAAATTTTGGAATTATGGGGAGACAATGTGGCTACGGATATCAAAGCAAAAAAAGGCTTGGCAGAAGTGAGCGGGAGATGACAACGCCCCTGTTCCTTCTGCGATGTACGGAAATCGGAATTTCTATTGGCGATTTAGATTTTCTGACGATTGGTTTGGTCATTGATATGTGGACAGAACGAGCTAATGATAGTGTGAAATATAAGCGTTTGGCAAGTCAGGAAGACTTTGATAAGTTTTGAATCTTCATTGTCGTTGCAGCTTTTTCTTGGTATAATTTTATTATTAGAAAAAGCTGTAGCAAAAGAGGAAATGGATATGCTGGATAAAAAAACATATTATAAATTAGGACTTAACATTCGAGCGTTAAGAGAAGCATTTGGAGAGACACAGGTTCAATTGGCAAAAGCGGTTGGGTTGAAAGATGGTAAGTCTATATCGAATTATGAAGTTGGAGAACGGACTCCAGAAAGAGATATTTTATTAGAAATAGCAAAGCACTATAGGATTACTGAAAATGAACTGATTTACGGGGATTTTACAGGTATAAAAATAATTTCGGATATACCCATTACAGATAAAGAATATCAGAAATATTCGCTTGAAAAAATGTTACCAATTGTGAAATCAGAAAAGGCCTTGAAAAATGTTGATTTTCGAGAGGCCTATGAAATTCACAAGAGAATGTGTGCTTCGTTGTCAGATAATGGTACTATACAAACCGAAACAGATACTTTAGATAGGTGTATAAACTTATATGAAAAAGCTCGTAAACAAGGTGTTGTTGAAGCAGCAGCAAATAGCTTATGGTGGATAATGCTATTTGGTTTTGTGGTTTCTTTTGTTTCACCTAAGCTATTGGAAATGCATGATTCAGATTCTTTAACATTGGATGCTTTTTTGAAGGAAGGTTTTCTCCGCTCACTAAGTAGTGATTCTGAGAAAAAGCAATGGGAACTAGAGCGTTTAGAATATGTAAAAGATAATTTACAAGAGGTTCTATTAAATATTTATATTTTGAAGGAGAATAAAGAATATGCTGAGTTGGCTGATTTTTATATAGCGTTAGGATATTTGCTTGGATTTAATATAGGAGATAAAAGCGAAGAATTATGTGCAGCTATAGGTATAGAGATGATGAATTTATTTTCTATTTTGGGAAATCCATATGCAGACCAATTTCTTTCTTCGAATTTGAGATATAAAAATTCGCATAGCCTTTGACTTCCACACAGCGTGGAATGAAAAACTCCACACCACGTGGAAGTGCATTGAAACAGGGATTTTATAATGCTATCATGAAATTGTATAAAATTATTACATACAGAGGAGTGGTTAATATGGCAGTATATCATTGTCCAGAATGCGAAACAGAAATGAATCTTTTGTGGGAGGAAAACAAGGTTATTTGTCCTAACTGTGGATGTTGGGAAGAAATTAGTGATGAAGAAATGGAAGACTTTGATGGAGAAAGCAGTATGTCGTATTGCAATGTGTGTGAACACAGCGATGAATATCCTGAATGTAAGGATCGTTGCCCATATGATGATTAAGATGAGGAGGAGACGTTAAAATGCAGTTATCAGCAACAGAACTTGGAAAAGAATATGGTTTATCAGGAGAAGAAATGAACCGTGTGTTGGTAAAACTGGGATATTTAATGGGTGAACCCGGCGATTATGATGTAACGATTAAAGGAAGCCCTTATGCAGTGACAAAAAATTTTCATCGTGGAACAGGTGGTTATGGATATTACAATCGGTATTGGAATACCAGAACTTTTGATGATTCCATAAAAGATGTATTGGAGGTAACTAAGGAATTAGTTTCAGAAGTAAGGGCTGAAATAGAGGAAGGAAAACTATTAAGAGCAGCTGCTAGAAAAGCGGCTAGAGAAAAAGCGAATGCAGAATTTTTAGCGAAAGAAGCTGCTAAACAGGCAGAAAAATTAAAAGTGGAGAAAGAACTGGCAGAAGCTTTAAAGAAGAAAGAAAATTGGAAAACGGTTGGAAAAGTAGGTTTAGTTGCTTCTGGAATTTTGCTTACAGGATATGGAGTTTATAAAGTAACACCATATCTGAAGCAATGGAGGGAAAAGTCAAAAAAAGTCAAGGAAAAAGAAACTGTAGAAACTGAATAATTACATATATTGAAAGTGCATCGGTTCAGAAAAGAATCGGTGCTTTTTTCATGCTCGGAGAAATCCGGGCTTTCTTTATGTCTTTTTGGGAGGAGGTGCAGACATGGGAAACAGGAT